CCTAGAACAAAGGGTAAAGACCTCTCGACGCCAGTGGTTTCAAGAGCAGCGATCTTATCATTGTCAAAGATGCCGCGAAACCATGAGCGCTTTACGAGGAAGTTCCACCAACGATGGGGGATAGAAGAGAGAGGGAGAGGAGCGCGGACAAGCAGTTTTCTCACCGGAAAAGCCATCAAGAGCCAGGCTGCCGATGAGAATTTGACCTGCTTGCAGAGCTCGAATAGAGGACGGGCAAGTGAACCCTCGGGTTCTTTCCACGAGTCAGAGCCGAGAAACCCAAAGCAAAGCTTCTTGACCTTACGTGACTTGTCAAACCTATAGGTTTGCGAGTTAAGGTCACCATAAGTTTGGGATCTCATGGTCTTACTAGTATTGATAACAAAGCCGACTTCAGACGTACTGTGAAGCCAGCTATAGTAAAGACCACTCTCACCTGTGAAAAGAATGTCATCTCCGTTGATCAAGACGCCGTGAGTGGACGAGTAACCTGCTAGTTTAAGAGCTCGTTCGTAGCAGATCCGATTAAGGATGCAAAGTACAACGAACGAGCCTAGGTTACCCATCATACTACCGCGGACAACGGGGAAATGACAGGTCTTTCCACCATCCTCTATTGAGACCTGGCAGTCTCGAAAGCTGCGGACGAACAAGTCCGCCTCCCTAGGGGGCAAATCCTCGGCGAGGGTCTCTACCACGGCAAGCACAGCATCGGTGTGCAGATTGTCGGTAGAGGCCTCGTAGTCGCCCGAGATGAAATCGTGGCCAGGGGAGTGAGTGGGTCGAAGGGATTCAAAATGTTCCCTCTTGACGTCACCCCGGACTAGCCAGCTACGTTGGGTAAGCCGATCATATGCAGCCTCATGAACAGGACGTAAAACGTCCTTCATGACCGCGGTCTGCATAGTCACAACGCGCAACTTACCTTTCTGCTTAGCTAGTCCGAGGCGACAGCGACTCGCCTCCTCACTTTCCTCTGGAACAGCTCGTCCGTCTTCAACAGCGGCATTAAAACCGCAACGAGCGTTCTTCGGGATACCTATCCGGTCGAAGACCGCCTCAGCCTTTTTCTCGTGGCTGCTGGCGTCTCCGGAGTACACAGATAAGGTACCTCCGAACCCACGTTCCATCTCGTAACAACCCTGCTGGTCAGGAACGTACACCCCCCTCCTCTCTCTAAACCACTTCTTTCCCATAATCTTCTTTGTGCGAACTCGAATGTCTTCAAGAACTGCCGGTTCCGTCTGGCGTGCTTTACCTTCACGTCCAGGCCCCCGGTTCAGCGCACGTTCGCACCAAATTCCCCTCGCCTTACGGCCCGCCCTCACGTCGCAATTGGCTGCGGGATTTTTTATTGAGCACGGTTCGTCGAAAAGGGTTTTGGTCCCCTTTACAGCATTGTCAAATACGAACCGCCGTTCTCCTTTTAGCCTATTGGCGCAAGTCGCCGTCCACTCCTTCCATTGTACCTGCAGGGATTCGCAAGTCACAGATTCGCTCGCGCGGAAGTCCTCTCTACAGAGGTCCTCCCGTCTAAGGATCTGACTCACGAATCGCAAGTTTTTCGCCGTGCGTTGTGCAGAAGAGCACACGCGGCAAGACACCTGCCCATTTGATTTTTTATTAACCATAATCGTAGGACAAGTTCTTGCGATGGGTTCAAACGGTATCGATAGTAGCATGATGCCGTT